GATTATGAAGGAAGTATGGACCAAGCCCGAGAATGGTGAGTACTACTTTAAGAAAGCTCACGCAGTTGCGTATGCAGTTGCTATTGTTGCTCAAATGAATTTAATATGCGAGCAACTTGGATCATAACTGCTGATAAATATTTGCATGACAAGTGAAATCAACCAATCAACCTATACAGCACAAAACGTAGAGCGCAAAGAAGGTGGTGTCATAGTTGAAACCAAAGAAAACCTTACCGAGCTTAGAAACCACGAGCTAAACTTGTTGCCCGAAGTTAAAGATGTATATGTGGAATTAGAAAAAACGTACGGCAAGTACTTGTTTGTACCATATGACCTTCCAAATATAAAAATAAACGACTTGGAAAAGTTTATAGTTTTCTTTTTTAAGAATGGAAAAAATGCCGGCAAGCAAGTTGAAGATTTGAGCTCGGGAACATTTACTGCAACCAAGTCAACATATCTGTCAATTGATAGTAAAGTACATTCATGGACTCCAGTTTGGACACGAAACATTGTAGAGTCTGTTTACACAGAGTTCCCAGAAATTTTTGAACAAATCCATGATTTGATGCCCTGGGTTGGCGAACGAGATTTCAGATGGAACATGTGGTCAAGTGCAAATAGAGTACCTGCTCATCGTGACCATACCAGCATGATTGATATGCCATTGGCCATGCGTATAAAACTGTTTGATTCAAACACTAGCGAGACATTAAGTTTATTGACCGATCCTATTAAAGAACACAATAACCAATATGTTAGACTGCCTAGGCTAGAAGAATCAAACTCCTATGCCTGGAACAACTTAAGAACAAAGCATGCCAGCACATGGAGACCTACTGCTAGAAAAATTTTGTTTATCTGGAGAGATAAACTTGCAACCCCACAGCAGGTTAATCAATACGTAGACTTGTTGGACAGAAGTATTGCAAAATATCAAGGCACAGACAGCCTTTGGATTGACACTAATCCTGCAACTGATTACCTTAACTTAGATTAACGCATTTTACGCACCAAACTGATTTGACGTCGTTTGGTGCGTTTTGTTATCACATTGGTTAAACTGGTTTGATGGCCGTATAACACTTCAAAGTCCTTTGTACTATAAGTCTTGAGTGTATATGTAAAGCGGCGCATTGGCTCTTTGAGAACAATATTGATAGGGATCAAACGGTTACTGCCCCACCACCATTCTTCCCCTTGTTCAATGAAAGCAACCTTATCTTCGTCAGAATTCAATAGGTTATACACGTACATGGTGACAACTACGTTATCACTGTTTTGTATAATTCCCACCAGCTCTGTATCGCCGTAACGAATCAAGCTCATAAACGGGAAGCGTTCTAAAAATTCTCTTATTTTGTTGTCCATCACGTTTACTTAGCTTCGCAGAAATCATTGGTCTATTCGCTAAATAAGAGCATGGCCACATTAAACTCAAGTATCCCAACAGCAACACTAAACTATTCCGGCGCAGGCACTGGCCCTAGTGCTACACGCCACGCACCTGGTTATACTGACCAACGTATTGTTTGGTTTAAAGGTGTTGATAACATATTAGATCTTACTATTACAGGTACAGATCGACGCCCTGTTAGCTTACTACGCCGCGAGCTAACTGTTACAATGTGGGATAGAACTACAGGAACTACTATTTTTAGACGCCGTGCAGTACCAACAGTAGAAGAAAATGGACAAACTCGTTTGACTGTTTTTGCTCGTGATTTAATGACGCTACCGGTTGGCATTTATTCTCTTGGTGCAACTTTTATTGACAGTAATGGTTTAGAAACAGCCCTAACCTGGAACCGTGCTCAACAAGGTGCGTTTGACGTTGAAGTCAAAGACGCAGTAGTTCCAACAAGCCGTGTTACCCAAGAAGTAACAACATGGACTGATGTTGGTGGATTGGTAGTATCCAGTGCGTTTAACGGTCCACAGTTCTACAGAAAAGATACCAGCTTGTTTACAGTGGCACTATATGGTAGCAATTGGACTGGCCGAGTAGTAGTTCAAGGCACATTGGACGAAACAGTAACTGGAGCCACATTGTGGGGCAACCTAAAGCCACAAGACTATGAGACTCACAACATGGACTTGAATGGTTACACTGGTATTGACCCATACAACTTCTACGCTGGTGTTCGTTGGTTACGTATCGTAAAGCAAGATAGCCTTTCGAACGCAGGTACCCTTGACAAAGTTCTTATAAGAGTGTAAACTAGCTCTATATGAGCATAGTTGAATCTACATTACAAGCCCACCTACCTGCGTTAAAGCGCAACACCAACGGCTGGCTGACTATGAACTGTCCAGTGTGCGTCCAAAACGGACAAGCACGTCCAGACACTAAGCATCGTGGCGGTATCAAGTTTGAAGAAGACCGTGTAGGATACCATTGCTTCAACTGCGGCTACACTACAGGCTGGCGCCCGGGACAACGTCTTGGCATCAAGCTGATCAAGTTTATGCGAGCCATTGGTATTGATGAAGGTGAAATCCAACGTTTAAAGATCCAACTATGGGACCAAGTAGTTGTTGACGATGAGCTTTCAGTACACGAGCCATTTAAGAAGCCAGACTGGCCGGAAATTGACTTTCCATGGGAAGTACAAGACATTACGCTAGAAGCGGCTGAGTATTTGGATAGCCGACAGGTGTTAGAACTAACTGACTGGCTTACTAGTCCCAGCAGTATTCAAGGAATGAACAATCGTGTTATCTTGCCCTTTTTTGATAATGACAAATTAGTGGGCTATAATGCGCGATGGATAGGCGAAGCCCCTAAAGGCACTGCAAAAATTATTGCCAGCCGCCCAGCAAGTTTTGTCTTTAACTTAGACAAGCAAAGCCAAGCAAGAAAATACACATTGGTTCTCGAAGGCGAATACGATGCATTGAGTTTAGACGGTGTTGCTATTATGACTAACAGCATTAGTCCCGAACAAGCAAAGATCATTGAAGACATTGATAACGAACCGGTGGTACTGCCGGACAGAGACCGTGCTGGCTTACAGTTGGCAATGCAAGCTGCCGAACTAGGATGGAACGTAAGTTTCCCAGACTGGCCAGACGGCATCAAAGATGCAAATCAAGCAGTACAACATTTTGGGCGAGTTGCTACACTACAAAGTGTAATATCGGCAATTGAGACCTCCCCCTTGAAGATTAAATTAATAGCACGCCGCTGGTGTGCATAAAGGATAAAATTAATGGCAGATGATGTAAAAGAATATGGCTACGAGTTACAAAAACTATTTTTGGACTTCTTAGTCAGCAATAGGGATTTGGCAGCACGTTGCCAGAACGTGTTGGATCCCGAACACTTTGATCGCAGATTGCGCAGTGCGGCAGAGTTTATTAAGACGTATGTAAATGAGCATGGCAACATTCCGGACATTACGCAAGTTAAGGCAACAACAAATACAGAGCTTTCGCATTTAGAAACGCAAGCTGTTGAACACAGCTCGTGGTTCTTAACTGAGTTTGAAGGCTTTGCAAGACACAAGGCACTAGAAAAGGCTATCCTTCAAAGTGCTGACATGTTGGACAAGAGTCAGTACGGCGCAGTTGAAAAGCTAATCAAAGATGCTGTTCAAGTTGGCTTGCCAAAGACATTTGGTACAGACTACTTTGCAGACCCGCAAGCTCGATTGACAGCACTCAAAGACAATAATGGACAATTGACAACAGGCTGGAAGGCACTTGACGATAAGTTATACGGTGGCTTCAACAGAGGCGAACTAAACATCTTTGCTGGAGCATCTGGTGCAGGTAAAAGTTTGTTCTTACAAAACTTAGGTTTGAACTGGGCAATGGCAGGATTGAATACAGTTTACTTCTCTCTTGAATTGAGTGAAGGCCTGTGTGCTATGCGTATGGATGCTATGCTAACAGATACTCCTACTCGTGAAGTGTTTAAGCGACTAGAAGACGTTGACCTTAAAGTTCGTATGAACGGTAAGAAAGCTGGCGTATTGCAAATTGTACAGTTGACAAATGGTATCACTGCCAATGACATTTTGTCCTGGGTACGTGAATTTCAAACACAGCGTAAGATCAAAGTGGATGCTATCTTGGTTGACTACTTGGACTTGATGATGCCAGCAAGCCAGAAGATCAGTGTTAGCGATATGTTCGTTAAGGACAAGTTGGTAGCAGAAGAATTGCGTAACTTGGTTGTTAGTGAACAGCTATTGTTGGCAACAGCTTCGCAGTTGAACCGTAGTGCAGTTGAAAGTGTGGAGTTTGACCACTCTATGATTGCTGGTGGTTTGAGTAAGATTCAAACTGCTGATAACGTATTTGGTATCTTTAGTACTCCTACAATGCGCGAACGTTGCATGGTACAGTTGCAGTTTATGAAGACACGCAGTTCGGGTGCAGTTGGACAAAAGATTGATTTGAGCTTTAATCCAGACACACTTCGTATTAGTGACATGGACGGCGATCAGTCCAGCTTGACTACCAAACCCGGTGATGTGTATGACAAACTAAAACGCAACACTATGGGCACACCAATTAATACTGGAGCCCCAACATCAACCAAATGGGAAAAGCCACAGGCCAAAGAAGGGTTTGATTTAATGAAACCATCTGGACCATTGGATGTAACGTCAGCACCTTGGGCAGACAGTGGCGATAACAGTGTTGCTGTCGCAAAAAAGCCCTCGACTGCACCAGTTGCTAGCAATGCTAACAGAGATGCACTAAGGGCTATTGTGAGTCGTGAAATCTAATTACTTCAGACCGCGTGTATCAACTGCTGGTTCTTCTGGTTCTTCAAAATCAGCAGGGCCAACGTTTGGACTGTACTCGTCGCCTTCAGAATTGTCACCACCAGCTTGAGTATTGTAATCTTTGATGTCAGCACGTAAACGAGAAATTAACGAACTGTCACTTGCAACGATATCAGCCATACTGATAAAAGCAGAAGTGATCAACTGTGACTCTGCAAAAGTAACTGGCTGTCCGCTTACCATCTTATTCAAAACTTGCATAAAACGGCTTTGCATATCGCTGCCAACTAGCGGTCGTAGTGCAATTTTCAAGCGGCTTAGTTCGCTGTCGGTAATTTCGTGGTCTGGTTCGTGCGTATCGGCACTTGTATTGTATTCGCTTAGTTGTTGTAGCCGATTGGCCAAGTCTCTTAAATCCTGTGCGCTTGGTGAAAGTTGCATTTTCAAAGTCTCCTATTAACTTTATTTAGCTAAATATATTAATCATGCGTAAACAAACTCGTAGCATCCTAGAAGAAATTACAGGCTTAGTACCCAAGCAAGACAAGCATTTACTTGTTGAGGGACTGGCAACACAAGCCATTGCCCGTGTTATCAATCTAGTTGAAATTATACAAACTAACTATCCTCCGCATCAAGCTGAGGAACTGATTAGACGATTGCAGTTGGCCATTAAAAATGGAGATCCTGCCAAGTTTGCTCGCGGTGTTAGATCTATCAAGGAAAACGAACAGTGAAAGTAAATGACCTACAACGTCAATTAGACGAAGGATTTTTAGACAATTTAGTTTCTAAAGTACAAAGCATGGCCGGGGGCGACGGCCCAACTGGTATTATTCGTGCCTTACGTGGTAGCAATGCAGCCTTGCGCAAGTTTGCTGACGCCATTACCAATGGTACTCGTCCTCGAGTTATGCAACGTTTGGGCAATCAATTTGATTCAATCAACACTGGTGAAGCCCCGTTGCCAGTTAAACTGGTTTATCAGCAGGCACTGGCAGCAGCCGCAAAAATTGCAGCCGCTGATCAAATGCAAGTTGATATTGCACAAATTGGTCCAACGATTAAATCTAATCGTGCCGATATTGAACGCTTGGTACTTTCAAGCAACGTTGGAGACAACAACCAGATTAAATTAATATTGGATGCAATATTAGGCGGCACCGGTACTGCAAATATTGGCATGGAATTTGAACCAGCAATGCAAGCAATTTCCATGATTGTAGCAGCCACAATTGTTTTTATTCAAACGTCACAGGAAGACAGTGAAAGCGTAGAAGTTGATCCAAATGCATTGGAAGCATTCAAGTCAGCAAGTGTTGCGCTCAACAAAGTGTTGTTTATACAGAATAGCCCTGATTTACAAACACTAGGACCCAACGATCAACTAAAAGATAGTTTAGAAGAACTTGTTACAATTAACATGCTAACAGGTCCTACTGGAGTGCAAAAGCGTTACTTGAATCTTACCACTGAGCAGATGCAGGCCGCATTGGCCAATGTACCGCAGTTGGTCAATCCAACGGTACTGTCAAGAATACTTTCAAGTCATTCAGCAACAGTAGATGCGGCATTAGTTAGTGCAGTAGTTGCAAAAGTTGAACCTCTAATACAAGCACAGTTTAAAGCCTGGTTAGAAATTGCAGTAAGCGAACAGCCACCAAGAGCCAAAGCATTTGACATTTATAAACAATGGGCAAAGACTGTTTATGATTCTCTTGATCGCATGAATTTCAATGCTAGCACAACAGCGCCAGCCGGTAAAGAAATTCCACAGGCCGGTAAAGAAATTCCACCTGCAGGCACTGCCGGCAGCGATTATGAACAGGTCAAAGCCGCTGCCGCCAAGTTAAGCCCAATTGAGAAAAACAGTCTGATAGTTGATTTATCATCAGATTCATCATACGGCAAGAGAACATAATAACATGAAAATATTTGAAGTAACACAAAATCACAAGCGAAAGTTAAACGAAGCCAAGGCTCGTATTGACCATCCTGAAGATATCATGTTTGATGAAAATGGTATCGAAGGCGCCCAACGTGCGCTAACAGCATTAACACATGCAGCCGAATCACATGCCGAAACCACAAGTATCAAGTGGGACGGTAGCCCAGCAGTTATATTTGGCTGGTTAGACAAGACCACATTCATTGTAACAGACAAAGCAGGCATTGGCGCTAAGAAGTATGACGGTCGTCCTGCTGATGCCAATGCAGTGGCAGCAATGATCTATAACCGTCGCCCAGATCAAGCCGGTCGTGCCGAGTATGCTGCTCACTTTGGTGGCATGTATGATTTGTTGAAACGTGCTACCCCTGTTAAGACTGTGGGCAAGATGTTCCAAGGAGATATGCTTTGGATGAAAGCACAAGACTTGACCATTGATGATGAACGTGTAAATTTTAAACCAAACAAGATTGAATACCATATTGACAAGACTAGTGAAATTGGCAAGAAGATTGTTCGCAGCCGCGCTGGTATTGCAGTACATGGCATGTACGACTCTGCTGATGAAGCCGCTTCTGCTAGTGCAGAGCCAACCCCAACATCACCAGATGCAGTTGGCATTCGATCAGTACCGGGCTTGGTTGTATTTGGCCCATCAACAAACTTAACACAAGAGCACACAGTCAAATTGCCTGCAGCCGATATCAAGAAGGTGCAAGCACTTATCAACAGTCCAGCAGCCGCTAAGATTGACGACATGTTAGATCCATTTGCAATTGGTGCATTGAAGATTTCAAACTTGCCCGACATATTCAAGAGCTTTATCAACTTCAAAGCACGTAGCGGCCAAGAGATTACAAACGGAAAAGCAGTTGCCAATGAGTTTATGGCCTGGTTAAAAGGCCCAAGCGGATTATCTGCTAACAAGCAAGCCAACGTAGAAGCACACATTAACCAATTTAAGGCTCCATTTCAAACAGCTTGGGATATTGTTGCTAGCATCACAGTTATCAAGCACAAGATCAAAGATCAACTAGACAAGCATGTCGGTGCTGATACCAGCAGTGTGCAAACAGGCAGCGGCCATGAAGGCTTTGTATCAGCTACACCACACGGTAAGATTAAATTAGTTAATCGTCCAGTGTTCATGAAAGACAAGGACAAGTAAATGGAAAACAACCAAGACAACAGTTTCAGTTTTATTCTTGAAAACTGCAACGAAAGCAAGATGTTTCGTAACACTTACCTGAGTCAGCTTACACTTCGTGATACAGTTGATAGTGTTTTCTTGAATATGCTAACACTTTATATGTTAAGCAAGGAATTTGAAACAGCTCCATTCGCTAAAGAATATGCACAACGCACACTGGCGTTTGGCAATTTTACAGCGCCTAGGATTTCGGGCACTGACTTGTATCAAGGTTTGCATATCCTGTTAAACCCAACAGCCGTTACTGCCCAACAGCTAAAAGCACATGATCAGAATTTAGTATTAGCCAAACAGCTTCGTATAAATGGTAAATTAGTAAAGCAGTTCCTAACTGGAATTGCCAATGGTACATTAGATAGAGTAACAGCTATTAGACTAATGTACAGATTGGAAGGCCAAATGGATATTGACGTTAGCAATTACAAAAGTTTGCGTAGATTGATTACTGATTGGGAAAACCTTTCAACTCAACAGCGTGAATTGTGTGCAACTCGCTTGCTACAATACTATCGTTTAAGAGGCAAGCGTAGCGAGCTACTACCAGTGCTTGATGTACTGACCAGAAATAAAGGCTATGAAATTACAGGCGCAGCCAATGCAGAACTTGCGGCTTTGGGTGCAGGAGCCATTGTTGGTTCCCGTTCAGGTGATGGCTTTTTAAAGAGTGTTGCCAAAGTCGGAGCCGCTGGCTTGGCAGGATACGCACTTGGTCGTGCAATTCACTCGGTAAAATAATGCAAAAAAGAGAAGATAAAAAATCCTGGATGGTGCCCGGAGCACACATGGGAGCAGACCCAGAATTCTTTACAGCTTGGACCTTGTACGATATTGGCCCAGCTAGTACTGATAGCCGTAGTAATCTTGCTACACTGATGAATATCATTGCCAGTCGAGGACAGCCATTACTGGCCGGAGTTGAATGTATTGATCAACAAGACGTTACCAATGGATTGTTTGGAGAGAACATCAAAGGAGTACATCGTGTGTGGTGTTTGAAATGGATTGCTGAACGAGTTGGGCAAATGACTGAAGAAACACTGACAGCAGATTCGGTTGGCAGCACTGCAATCACAGGACTTAGCGAAACAGCAGTACTAGATGGCAAGTTTATCACAGCTGGCCCTGACAAAAATACGTTTTACATACGCCACGATTCTTTCTAGTCTAGCTAAATATAACTATATAAACAATACGTTGTAATCACTCACCTAGGCTCATTTTTACTCACAACTTAACTTGCAGACTCGAGTCATGCGGGTAGTTTTATTACGGAATAGCCGAAATGTCAGATAGACCGATTACAGAACAAACCAGCTTAGAGTTGCACGTAGAATTGTGTGCCGAGCGTTATAAGCGTTTGGAAGAGAAAATAGGATTTGTGGAATCCAGTTTAGAACGTATCCACACAGATTTTGCTTCGTTTAAAGCAGACAATCAAAAGAACCTCAGTGAAATTAAAAACCTGTTGAGCAATGCCAAAGACGAAAAGTTTAAAATCATGGTCACATCGACAGCTACAGTTGTGGT